GGTAAATATGAAAATTGATGAATTAAAAGAAATTTTATCTTATTTAAAAGAACCTGAAATCATAAATAAAACTAGAAATAAACTATTAGAACAAGTTCAGGATTATATAAATTGTAAATGCAAAAATTCTAATATTATAGTTGATTATGAAAATAATATAATAACAATAGAAGGTGATAATAAAGAAGAAATTTTAATTGAATTAAATAATATTGGATTAATAAATAATGATGAAAATTAAAGATATACTTAACATAAAAAATATAGCTCATTTTATAGAAGGTAATGCTAAATTCTATTATGATAAACTTATAGGTGAACCACAGTATTTAAGAGAACAAAGGCTTTGGAGATTATATAAATGTAAAGATGATTGTGTAGTTACTGGTGAATGTAAAGAATGTGGATGTCCTGTAAACAAAAAAGTATTCCAAGATGAATCTTGTAATAATGGAGAAAGATTTCCTAATATTATGAATAATGAAGAATGGGAAATATACAAAAAAGAAAATAATATAAATGAACAACACTTATATAATAAAGAAAACCAAAATAATAGTATTACTTAATGAAATAGATTCTTTTAAAACAAAAATGGACTTATTTAATAAAAAGTATAATAATATATATAATTATGGTATTGATATATATTCAGAAACTGATGATATAAGTAAAGGTAAACTTTATATAGCAGAAATTAACATAAAACGAGATGAAAAAAACACTCTTACAATATCTAACTGAATTATTGGAATTTATGGAGTATCATAATAAAATGTCACCTTTTCCACCTTTTGATACAGAATATGTGCAAGTTATAAAAGATAAATTAGATAAAATGAAACAAGAAGAAAAAATTAATTATGATTTATTACCAACAGCTGCATGTAAATATTGTGATTCATTAGGTTTAATACAAGATGAGTTTGACAATGATTATTGTACTAAATGTGGAGAAATTAATGCTATTAATATATTTCCAACATATTATGATTATGAATTATATTTAATAAATAAAAAAAATGATAATTATTAGATATGCAGATATTTATAAAACAATAGAAACCCAAGAAGGTTTAGTTGATATAGTAGCAATTAAAAATGTAACATTACCTATAATTATAGAACCAGATAACGTAAATTTAATACAACCTTATATTAGCAGTAAAGGAAAAATATTTAAAAATGTATCTTATATTAATTATGATGGAGAAATGATAAAAGTAGTAGGTAATTACAAAACTTTAGACAATAAACTTAAAAATTATAATAAAAATACAAGATTAGTAATAAGTGGATTTAAAAGATATGGAAATAAAGAATAAAGAAAAAAGAGTATTAAAAAATGAACCAAAATTAAAAGTAAGTCTTAATGATGAACAAAAAGAAGTTTTAGCTAAATTTTATAATTATGATGTAAACTTTATTCTAGGAGATTTTGGAAGTGGTAAATCTTTAGTAGCTACTTATACTGCGATATCTTCTTTTAGAAAGAAACAATTTAATAAGATATGGATTACTAGACCAATGCTTAAAAATGGATTAGCAGCCTTACCAGGTACTTTAGAAGAAAAGATGTTTCCTTATGTATTTCCTATATTACAAAATTTAGAAGTATGTCAAGGTAAAGAAAACACAACTAAGATGCAAATAAATGGTGATTTACAAATTATGCCAATTGAAGTAGCTAAAGGTGTTACATTTATGGATTCTGTTGTTATAGTAGATGAATTTCAAGATATGGATTATAATGATTTTAGAACTATATTAACTAGATTAGGTAGAAATAGTAAAATTATATTTTGTGGTAGTAAAGAACAAATAGACAAATCAATATCTAAAAATTCTTGTTATTATAAAATTAATAAATTAGAAAACTCTGGATTAGTAGGTTTTACAACATTACTTTCTAATCATAGAAATCCTATCTTAACTAAGATAATTAATTATTTAGAGGATGAATAAAATAATAAATATAAATATTTTACAGAAGGATTTATTTAAAAAGTGGTTACAGATAACTAAACCTTATCATGGACTCACTAAACAACAACAAGATATATTATCTTTATTTTTATATTATCATTTTAAATTAAAACAAGATATAACAAATAACAAAATCCTATGGAAAATATTATTTGATTATGATACTAAAAAAGAAATAAAAGAAGAATTAAACATAACAGACCAAGTATTACAAAATACTTTAACTCAATTTAGAAAAAAGAAAATTATTATTGATAATGTTATTACACCTTCATTTATTCCTGAATTAAAAAAAGAAGACAAACAATTTAAAATAATTTTTAACTTTAATTTAATAAATGAGTAATATTGATGGTTTAAAAGTAAAAACTTTAATACATAAATTAGGTTTAAAATATCAACTTAAAGATAGTGATATAAAAGAATTAGTTGAATCACCTTATGAATTTAGTGCTTTAATTATTAAAAACTTAAAATTAGATGATATAACCAATTTAGAAGAATTAGATAAAATAAAAAAAAATTTTATGTTTACAGGATTTGCAAAAATATTTATTAATCCTGTAGCATTTGAAAAAAAACTAAAAAATAATAATAAATTAAATTTAAATAAATGGAAGAAGTAGAAAATATGACACATGATGATGTATTAGATATAATAAAAGATTTCCCAATTTTACCATTAGGTAGAAGATTAATAATTACTTTAAATATGGAAGAACCAGATGGGGGATTAGTATTATCAGATAATTCATTTTCAGAAGTACAATATGTATTAGCAGTAGGAACATATATTACTGATATAAAACCAGGTGGTAAAGTATTACTAGATTTAGAAAAAATGATGGAATATCATCAAAGTCCTGAAAATTCATATGAAAAGATTGGTAGAATTAAAATTAAACCAGTATTAGTAAATGGTAAAGTTTATGGATTAATAAATGACAATGTTGTCGATGCAATTGATTTAAGATAAAATATAAATATAATGAAAATAAAAGAAGCAGTAAATATATTAAAACAAGGTTTAGATATAGCTCTATCAAATGGAGCATTTAAAAAAACAGAAGATGTAGCATTATTATATAATTCTTTAGTAGAAGTTCAACAATATGTTGAAAGAACAGAAGCTCTTAATTCTGAAAAAGTTAATAAATCATTAAATGAATCTTCTAAATCTATAAAAAAAGATACAAAAGAAAGTATAGAAAAAGCAATTAGTAATATTAAAAACTAATGAAATTATTTGAAATAAAAAATTGGCAATTAGTAGTCTCCGAAGAAGTTTGGGGACTATTGCCATTTAATAAAATACTTAAACGTGATAAATCAAAAGAGAAAGAAAAAGCAATGAAAGAAATGCTTTTTTTATATTTCTATTGTGATATTAGGTCTGATTATTTAGCTATGAAAGAAGCTGATAGAATAGATGAAATTAAACATGATATTGGTTTACCAGATAATTGGGTTATTGATTCTGTTATAGAAGAAGCTATTGCTTTATATGTTAAACATGATACTGTACTTGAAAAACTTTATAGACAAACTTTAAAAGCTGTTGCAGCTATTGGTGATTATCTTGAAAATGCTGAAACTTTATTGTCTGAAAGAGATGTTAGAGGTAATCCAGTTAATGATATTAGTAAAATAACAACAGCTATTCAAAGAGTACCTAAACTTATGACAGATTTAAAGTCAGCATATAAAGAAGTAGTTAAAGAAAAAGAAGATATAGAGAATAAGAAAAAAGGAAGTAAATCATTTAATTTATTTGAAGATAATTTAGATTTTGGAAATGAATAAAGAAATAACAACAGGAGAAAATTGTAGTAAATTATTATTAGAAGCTATTAATGAATTAGCTGATACTGTTTTATTAACATACGGACCTAATGGTAGTACAGTTATAATTGCTGATAGTAATGGTAAACCTTATGTAACTAAAGATGGTGTATCTGTGGCTAATTATATTACTTTTGAAGACCCTATTAAAAATATAGCTGCTAATTTAGTAAAACAAGCTGCTCAAAATACTGTTAAAGAAGCAGGTGATGGTACTACTACATCTATATGTTTAGCTCAAGCTTTTATTAATAAAGGATTTGAATTATTAAAAAAAGATAATAGAAATTTTATACAAAAATTATTTAATAAAAAAGAAACTTTAACATATAATGAAATAAAATTAGAATTAGATAATTTAGAAAAAGATGTATTAAAAGAACTTAAATTATGTTCTAATAAATTAAATAAAGAAAAAATATATGAAGTAGCAACCATATCAGCTAATAATGATGATATTATAGGAGAATTAATTCAACAAGCTTTTAATAATTCTAATACTGTTAAAGTAGAAGAAGGTAATAAAGAATATGATGAATTAATTACTCTTAAAGGTATGAGATTAAATAGTGGATATTTTGATAAAGCATTTATAAATAATCCATCTAAACAATCAATTGAATATAATGATATTCCCCTATTAGTAGTAGAAGGACATTTAGATGATTTAAAACCTTATGCTAAAATTATCGAACAAAATCCTAAAGGTATAGCTATAATAGCAGACCATTTCTCTGATAGTGTAATATCTATTTTAAGAGATAATTATAATAGAGGATTATTAAATATAGCTTTACTTAAATCTCCAGGATTTGCTACACATCGTAAAGATTTGATGAATGATATAACATTATTTGCTGGTGGTAAAATTGGACATATAAGCTCTTTAAAAGCTACAAGTGATAGTATATTACTAACTAAAGAAGATATACCAATAGAAGCTTTAGAATTAGCTAATAAACTTAAAGAAAGCTTATCTGATTTAACAGATACACAAAAAGAATTAACACAACAAAGAATTGATAATTTATCTGGTAGTATTTCTGTAATTAAAGTAGGTGGTAAATCTGAACTTGAAATGAAAGAAAGAAAAGATAGAATTGATGATGCTGTACTTGCTGTTAGTTGTGCTTTAGAAGAAGGTATTATTCAAGGAGCTGGTAAAGAGTTATCTTTTATAGGAGAATTATATATTAATAATAAATTTCAATATTGTTTACATGCACCTATAGATAATATTTTTAAAAATGGAGGAGATATGAAAATAGTTAGAAATAATTTATTTAAACTTGGTATCGTTGACCCAACTAAAGTAACTAGAGTAGCTTTACAAAATGCTATATCAATAGCTAAAGTAATATTATCTACTAAAGCTGTAGTAATAAATAATAGATTATGGATATAAAAATGAATAGTTACCAGAGTTCTTTAACTGATGAAGTTAGAGATTCTGTTCCTAAAGAAGTTTGGGATGATATATTAGAATATATATCACAAGTAAAATTCATTCAAAATTTAATTGCTCCAGAAGAAATAAGAGGTTTTATTAAAGATAAACCTGTAATGACTTATGAAGATGATGACGATACTATTAAAGAATATGAAGATGGTAGAAAAGTTATAGATATAACTAATCCTCATATTTTAGAAAATATGGATTTTTTTAGAGAGAAAGCAATATTTTTTGAAAAAAATGGAAAATATACTAATTTAATACCAAATGGTAATCCTAAATCTGAATATGCACAATTTTGGAAAGAAGAATTATATAAATGGAAATATGGTCAAATAAGAGAAGATGGTGAATGGATTCCAGGGGAATTATATTTTTATTGGAATTATACACAAATTCCTTTAACAGAAAAAGATAAAAATACACGTAGTAAGAAACGTGTGGAAAGAGTTAAAAAATTTCCTAAACCATGGTTAGGGGATTATTTATTTCATCATTATGTTCATGCTGCTAAAGAAGAAGGAGAGCATGGAAAGTTATTAAAAACTAGGGGAGTTGGATTTAGTTTAAAAACTGCATCTTGGAGTCCTAGAAATATGTATGTATTACCTGGGTCACAAAACCCTAATTTTCATTTAGCTTCTGAAAAAACATTTTTAACTGGCGATAAAGGTATATGGGGTAAAATTTTAGATAATTTAGATTTTATAGCTGCGCATACCCCTTTACCTAGAATGAGATTACAAGATGGTAAAAAAGCTATGGAACTCCAGTTAGGATATGAAGATGAATATGGTGGAAGAAAAGGTTTATTATCTTCTGTATTTGGTATATCAATGAAAGATAATCCAGATAAAGCAAGGGGTATCAGAGGACCTCTAATCCATTATGAAGAAGACGGTTTGTTTCCTAATTTAGAAAAAGCTTGGAACGTAAATAGAAAAGCTGTGGAAGATGGTGGTGTAGCTTCTGGATTTATGCTTGCTGGTGGTACTGGTGGAGTTGAGGGAGCGTCATTTGCTGGTTCTGAAAAATTATTTTATAGACCTAAAGCATATAAAATATATGGTATTCCTAATGTATTTGATAGAAATACTGATGGTAGTACAAAATGCGGATTCTTTTGGGGAGCATATTTAAATAGAAATAAATGTTATAACGAAAATACAGGTGAACCAGATATAATTAAAGCTTTACTAGAAATATGTTTAGATAGATATGAAGTGAAATATAGTTCATCTGATGCTAATGCTATTACACAAAAGAAAGCAGAAGAACCTATAACTCCACAAGAAGCAGTAATGCGTACTGAAGGTACTGTATTTCCTGTAGCAGATTTAAAAGAATATTTAGAACAAATATCTGTTAAAAAAGATAGCTTTCTTGCAGAACACATGGTTGGTGAATTAGTATATGATACTACTGGAACTATTGTATGGAGACCTAATTCTGATAGACATCCTTTAAGAAGTTATGATACTGCTAGTGCAGATAAATCAGGAGCTTTAGAAATATTTGAAATGCCTAAAAAGAATTCTGAAGGTTATATTCCTAGAGGTAGATATATTGCTGGAATTGACCCTATTGATGCTGATACAGGTGAATCTTTATTTAGTATATTAGTAATGGACACTTTTACTGATAGAATTGTAGCAGAATATTCTGGTAGACCTAGAACAGCTAATGAAGCATACGAAATAGCTTTAAGAACATTAAAGTTTTATAATGCAGAAGGAAATTATGAAAAAAACTTAAAAGGTTTATTTAGTTATTTTGATAAACATAATAGTTTACATTATTTAGCAGATAACCCACAAATACTTAAAGATATGAATTTTATGAAAGCTACTAATCTTTATGGTAATAATGCTAAAGGTACACATGCAAATGCACAAATAAATTCATGGGGTAGATTACTTCAAGCTGATTGGCAAAGAAGTAAAGCTTATGGTGATGAAGAAGATACTAGATTAAATCTTCATAGATTAAGAGGTTTAGCTTATATAGAAGAATGTATTAAGTGGAACTCAGATGGTAACTTTGATAGGGTTTCAGCAGGTATAATGTTATTTATACTTAGAGAAGATAGAGTTAAACGAAGTGAATCTGTTAAAGCAAGACAAGGAGAAAAAATTAAAAATTTATCAAATGATTCTTTTTTTAATAAAAATTATAAAAATCGTAATAAAACTAATGAAAGAATAATGTATTCTGATGAAGAATAATTATTAATAGCTATAGGATTATTTAATAAATATAAAATAAAATAGAAATTACTTGACTTTTATAAAAAAATTAACTATATTTACAAGTTATAAAAAATACTATGCCAATAATTAATGTAAATCAACCGCCTCAAAGATTATCTTATTCCAAGAAAACTAAAACTTGGCGTAAGAATAATATTGATTTTGCTGATAAACACTCATTTTATAATAATGAGTCTGTTAGAAAAAGTTTAAGAAATAAGGTAATAAATCTTAATCTATACAATGGTATAGTAGATATAAGAGATTTAACTGATACTGTTAATCCATATCAATTAGATGCTACTTTTATACCAGATAATTTACCTCATCATCCTATTATTGTTCCTAAAATAGAATTATTAGTAGGAGAAGAAATAAAAAGAAGATTTGATTGGAGAGTAATGGTTACTAATCAAGATGCTGTTACTGCTAAAGAAAATTCTAAAAAGAAGTTATATTTTGAAAAACTTCAAGAATATCTTCAATCAAATTATGAAGAAGATGAACTTCAAGCTAAATTAAAGGAACTTGAAGATTATATGAAATATGATTGGCAAGATATTCGTGAAAAGATGGCTAATCAAATATTAAGACATTATTGGAATGAACAAGAATTTGGTTTAATATTTAATTCTGGATTTAAAGATGCATTAATACTTGCTGAAGAAATTTATCAAGTTGATGCTATACATGATGAACCAGTATTAACTAAATTAAATCCTTTAAAAGTACATTCAGTTCGTAGTGGTAATTCTGATAGAATTGAAGATAGTTCACTTATTATTTTAGAAGACCATTGGAGTCCTGGTAAAATAGTTGATTATTTTTATGATGAATTAAAAGAAGCTGATATTGATTATATATTAAATTATTCTTCTAAAAAAACAGCTAATTCATATGTAGATGATAATAACAATCATGCTTTATTTAGAGATGGAATACATTCTAATTTTGGTACAGAAAATGTTGCTGCTTATGATAGTATTTTTGGAATAGCTGAAATTAATGGACATTATTTTGGTTCTAATTATACAGATGAAAATGGTAATATAAGAGTATTACGTGTATATTGGAAATCTCTCAAAAAAATACAAAAAATAAAATATTATAATGAAGAAGGTGATATTGAATATAAAATACGTTCTGAAGAATATATTCCTGACAATAATTTAGGTGAAGAATCTACATCTATGTGGGTTAATGAATGGTGGGAAGGTACTAAAATAGGTAAAGATATTTATTTAAAAATGATACCTCGTACTGTTCAATATAATAAAATGAATAATCCTTCTTATTGTCATCCAGGAATTATAGGTCAAATTTATAATACTAATCAAGGTAAAGCTGTATCATTAATTGATAGAATGAAAAACTATCAATATATGTATGATGCTATATGGGATAGACTTAATAAAGCTATTTCTACAAATTATGGTAAAATATTTGAATTAGATTTAGCTAAAGTACCTGATAATTGGGAAATAGAAAAATGGTTACATTTTGCTATAGTTAATAAAATTGCTGTAGTAGATTCATTTAAAGAAGGTAATCAAGGTGCAGCAACTGGTAAATTAGCTGGTAGTTTTAATACTCAAGGAGGACGCTCTATTGATATGGAAACTGGTAATTATATACAACAACATGTACAATTACTTGAATTCATTAAAATGGAAATGTCTGAAATTGCTGGTGTATCTAGACAAAGAGAAGGACAAATTAATAATAATGAAACAGTAGGTGGTGTTGAAAGGTCAGTTAATCAATCATCACACATCACTGAATATTGGTTTGCTACACATGAAAAAGTTAAACTTAGAGTTTTAACAGCTTTTTTAGAAACAGCTAAAATTGCATTAAAAGGTAATAATAAGAAAGTACAATATATTTTGGATGACCAAACTGTTCAAATGTTAAATATTGAAGGTGATGAATTTGCTGAATGTGATTATGGTTTAGGTGCTACTAGTTCATCAAAAGGACAAGAACTTGAACAAATGTTAAAAAGTTCAGCACAAGCATTTATGCAAAATGGTGGTGGAATGAGTACTATTATGGATATTTATTTTAGTCCTAGTTTGTCTGATATGAGACGTAAATTAGAAAAGTCTGAAGATGAAATAAATCAAAGAAATGCTAAAGCTTCTGATGATGCTAATAAAATAGCTCAACAAGGTCAAGAACAAGCTCTTCAATTAGAACAGTCAAAACTTCAATTAGAAGATATTATAAATCAACGTGATAATGAAACTAAGATTTATATAGCTGAATTAAATGCATCATTAAATAATCAAGAAGAAACAACTGATGGTATTTTAGAACCTTTAGACGAACAAAAATTTGAGTTAGATAAAGAAAAAGTTAGAAACGATAAATTAGATAAAATCCGTAAATTAGATGATGCTATGAAAATACATAAAGATAAAATGGAGCGTGAAGATAAGAAAATTTCTGTTGCTAGACAAAATAAAAATGTAAAGAAATAGCTATGGTAAAAATAAATAAAATGAAAATATATTAAATTATTATTGACATTTAATAAAAAAAATAGTATATTTGTAAATTAATGGGAGAAAATTAAATATTATGGAAGAAAATGAATTTGGAATGAGTATGTTTAAGAACATGGATATTCCAGGTCTAGAGCTAAATTTAGATGATGCTCCAGATGAAATAAAAAAATTATTAGGTGAGGAGTATAATGAATCATCAGATAGTTCTGATGATAATAATGATGATGATACATCTGATGAAGAAAATATAAATCTCAATGAGGGTGGTGAAAACCAAACGGAGGAAGTAGTTGAGGAAGAGGAACAAGAAGAGGGTGATAGTCAAGATGATTCTCCCAATATTTATTCTTCCTTTGCAGACGTTCTTGTTGAACGAGGACTTTTACCTTCTCTGGACCTCAAAAATAATAAAATTTTAGATGCCGACGGATTAATTGATGCAATCAAAATAGAATCTGAAAATACAACTAAACAATATATTATTAATAAATTAGGTGAAGATGGATATGAAGCTTTAGAAAAAGGAATAACTTTAGCTGAATATCAAAATCATGTAAATACTGTTCAAACTTTAGATAAAATAACAGATGATAATTTATCAAATGATTTAGAACTTAGTAAAAATATTATTTTACAAGATTATATTAACCAAGGTATAACTGAAGATAGAGCGCTTAAACTACTTAAAAAAACAATTGATTTAGGAGAAGAATCAATTATTGAAGATGCTAAAGAATCATTAGTAAGTTTGAAAGAAATGCAAGCAGTACAACTTCAAAAATTACAAGATGAAAGACAAACTGAACATCAAAAAGAAGTTGAAAAACAAGAAAAAATAGATAATGATTTAAAAAATACCATCTATAAATCTAAAGAAATTATAGAAGGATTAAAAATAGATAAAGCTGTACAAGATAAAGTATATCAAAGTATTACTAAGGTTGTAGGTCAAAGCCCATCAGGAATTATGGAAAACAAACTGATGAGAGATAGAAGGCAAGACCCTATTAATTTTGATACAAAACTTTATTATCTATACGAGTTAACTAATGGTTTTAAAGACTTTTCTAAACTCATTAGTAAATCAGAAAGTAAAGCTGTGAGTAAACTAGAACAGACTTTACGCCAAACAAACTTTAAAGGACAAGGAAATACTCCAACATTTTTAGGAGACCCAAATAGTTACGGAGGAAGTGAATTTGGTTCAGAACTAGTTTTATAAATAAGAGACAGGATTGAGTCTAGGAAGTTTTAAAAAAAACAGGACAAATATATCTGGACAGTCTCAACAATGATAATAAAAATAAAAAAAAATAAATAGATTAATTAATTATGAGTTTAGGTAAATTTGTTATGACCAAAGGTAAATCTTGGTCAGGATTAACGTTAAAAAACCATATTGGTGCTATCTTCGGATTGAAGCCTCAATTGGTTTCTCCACTTACAACTGTTTTACTACAAAACTCAGGGATGAAAAATCTAGATACTACTCTTTCATTATTCCCAGAGAAAGTACTAGAAACCTCTGATGATTTTGTATGGAAAGTAGTAGGAAGTGAAGAAAGAAACATTCCTTTAGTAGAAGCTAGATATGCAGGAGCTGTAGTAAATTCTGGTGATTCAAATGTGGGTGCTGGTCGTACAAGACTAGAACTTGTATTTGGAGAAAAATACTTTTCTAAAGTACATGTTATTGCTGGTAATAAACCAGATGACTATCAATATAGATTGTTAGAAGAGCCTTATGAAGAAGGTGGAAATTATGTTTATGAAGCTGAAATCTGGGGTGGACAAGAAACTCTAGGTGGTGTACCAGGTTCTGATTTAGTTGCTGGTGTTAGATTCAGTATTGAATCTTCTTATGTTGAAGATGAACTTTCCACAAGAGGTTCTGAAATTCAATTTACATCTCCTTACTTAATGAGAAATAGTGTATCTACACTTCGTTTTGAACATAAAGTATCAGGTGCAATGATTGATGTTAAAGTAGAGCCAGTTTATTTTGGAGCTATTGAAACTAGAGACCCTAACACAGGAAAAACACATAAGTCAGTTACATGGATGCAAGAAGTGTACTGGCAATTTGAGAAAGCAATTTCTCGTATTAAAGCTAGAACATTAATGTTTGGTAAAACAAACAGAGATGAAAATGGTAGATTCTTAAATAAAGGAAATTCTAACATTGAAATTAAAGCTGGTTCTGGTATTAGAGAACAAATGGAAGTAAGTAATACTTCAACCTATAATGTTTTTGCAATAGCAATGTTGGAAGATATTCTTTCTGAATTATCAGAAGGTAAATTAGATTGGGGTGAACGTCAATTTATGTTACGTACAGGTGAAAGAGGAGCTGCTCAGTTCCATAGAGCTGTAACAGCTTTAGCATCTGGATGGACTTCTGTTGGATTTGATAACACAGGAACTCAAGCTATTGAAAAAGTTAGTTCTAAGTTCCATAATAATGCTTACGGTGCAGGTTTCCAATTTACTGAATGGAGAGCTCCTAATAATATTCACGTAATGTTAGAAGTTGACCCAATGTATGATGATAAAGTACGTAATAAGATATTACATCCAGATGGTGGTGTAGCAGAATCTTATCGTTATGATATCCTTTATATTGGTTCTATGGAAGAGCCTAATATCCAAAAAATCAAAGTAAGAGGTGACGATGAAATGAGAGGATATAAAGCTGGTATCAGAGACCCTTTTAGTGGACGTAGAGGTGGAATTATGCAACATATGGAAGATTCAGCAACAATGTCAGCAATGTGTGGCACTGGAGCTATGGTAAAAGATTCTTCTAGAACTGCAACTTTTAAACCAGCCTTACTAGCATAATAGTAATGATATATATAGCTTTGAAGGGTGTGCTTAACACCCTTTATTTTATTAATAATTTAAACGGGAGAAATAATGGCAATTGAAGAAAAAAAATTTGTCTTACCAAATGAAATAGTTACGGTAAGATTTATTCCAAGAAAAAAAGGTATGGCAGCTAATGTTGGAGACAACCATGTTATATCAGGAGGTATGTTAACAAATTCTGTAAGAGGATTTGTGTTACCTAGAAAAATTAGAGGTGGAGGATTAGTAAATGCTCTAACTAAAGCAGAAAAAGAAACTTTAGAAGAAGAAACAGGAATAGATTTATCAGTATATGGTAAATTTTGGGAAACTTTTAAAGTTAAACTTCGTAAAGATGATGCAAGTAATGTTTTTGATTTAAGTACACCAATGGGTTATATTTCATTAAAAGTATTAGAAAAATATGAAGATGACATTGCACATTCTTGGGTAGAAAGAGATAATAAACCAACTTACCAATTTGTAATAACCAGACCAGGAGAAGTAACTGATGATAACAAAGCTAAACTTGATGTTAAAAAAGAAGCTTTTAAATTATATGGTAAAATAGAAGATAATAAAGATAAATTAATATCTATATTAAAACTATTAACTAATAAACCAATTAGTTCACAATCTACTTTAAAATGGGTTCAAGGTTTAGTTGAAGAATATGTTGATAAAACACCTAGTAAATTTTTATCAGTTATTCAAGATGAAAGTTTTGAAACTAGAGCTTTAATTAATAAAGGAATTGAAACTGGTATTATTAAAAGAAATGGTAATAAATATGCAACAGTAGATGGTTTGGACTTATGTGAAAATGGTTCAGTGGCTACAATTGATAATGCTGTTAAGTATTTAGACAATCCTAAACATCAAGATGTTAGAGACTTAATAGAAGCAAAAATAGATAACGCTATTTAATAATGACTACAGCTGAATTTAGTAATCAATTTGATATTTTTTATAATAGTATAGCTACTAATAATGCTCCGTCAATAGATTTATATGAAAAATCTGTATATCTAACAAAAGCTCAACTAGAAATAGTTAAAAATTATTTTGAACCAAAAGGTAATAAATATCAAAAAGGTTTTGAGCAATCTAGTAAAAGACGTAATGATTTAAGTCAATTAATCAGAAATTATAAAAGTATAACTGTAGTAACATCAAATGATTCTATATCAGATAATTCTATATTTTTTAGAATACCTAATAATACTTTTATTATAATACAAGAAAAAGCTTTAATAAATGATGTTAATTCATGTAATAATGGAACTTATGTAAAAATAAAACCAATAACACATGATGAATTTAATATACAAGAAGATAATCCATTCAAAAAACCAGATAAAGATTTAATATGGAGATTGGATTATTATTCTCAAACAGGAAATAATAAGAATGTTGAATTAATATCTCCTTATAATTTAAGTGAATATAAAATGAGATATGTTCTTTTTCCAGAACCAATAATTTTAACTAATTTATTAACTGCTTTTCCATCTGAAACATTAACAATTAATGGTGTTTCATTAGAACAAACTTGTAAACTTAATGAAAGTGTTCATATAGAAATTTTAAATAGAGCTGTCGAGTTAGCCACTGCAGATTATAATCCACAAGATTTAGCAGTAAAAACTCAAATAAATAATAGAAACGAATAAATAACAATTAATTTTATACAATGAGTGTATTTGGACCAAACCAAGTAGAAGAACTAATTATAGGTAATGCTGTAGCATCAGAAACTACATTAGCTACTTTCATAGCTTCTGCTTCAGACCAAGAAATCAAAGTACTATCAGCTGATGGTAGTGCTCCTGCCAGTGGTGAAAACTTTAAAGTTTATCAAAAGAATGCAGGTAGTTCCTCTAAGGGACTTAATTATGAATTTTCAGATATTATAAAAGCTGATAAAGTAGAAAAGGTAATCTTAAAAGAGTATAGTGCAGAGGTTAATAAATCTGTAACTGCTACAGTAGGTTCTGCATCTGCAAATACAGCTTATTTAGTAAATATCAGATTATATAATGATGGAGGTTCATTATCTCCAGAAAATTTTGTAACAATTACTGGTAGTTATACCACAGGTGCTAGTGCTGGAACTGTTCAAGCAATTAGAGATGGGTTAATAACTTCTTTAAATTATAACTTAACAAAACGTGGCGGTAGTGAATTTGTAGTAGCTGCTAATAGTACAAATGCTATTGATATTACTGGTGCTGCTCAAGCAGTTGTAGCTGGTAAAATTACAGGTCGTCAAATTGAATTTGATGTACAAGGTAAAAGTTTTGATGTAGCTGGTACTTCACATGTTAATACTAACGCTATTACTGTAGTTGTAAATAATGAAAACTTTCCAGGAACTGGAACAGGTAAGTATGCTGTAAATTTAGAATGGTTTACTAAAGGATATAAATATGATGTTTATAGACAATATGGTTATCCAGCAGATTTTACAGAAAGAACTCCTTTCTATGCTTCTTCTGGAAGTACATATAATGCAATTCATATTAAATATAAAGAGTCTAGAATTTCTCCTACTGTAGAAGAACAACCAAAAGTTCTTACTATTTTAGTTGTAAAAACTAACTTAGCTAGTAATGTTAATACTAATAATGTTCTAGTAGATTTACGTACTATCTTAGGTTCTGGTAATGTACCAGCTAACCTAGCAGTAGTATAATAAATATTTAAATAACTAATACTTGGAGAGTTGAGTTTCAAAGCTCTTCTCTCCTTTTTTATTTTATAAAAAGATGCAAATAACAAGTTTTGAGATATCTGCTAATAGAACGCAGATGAATGTAATTATAACAGATGCTGCTAGTATCACATCTTTAAAATTTTGGACAGAAGTAACTTATAAAGATTATTCATTAGCAATTGATTTAACTTCTAAACTAACTGCATCTGCTACAGAAAATATTACAATAACTCTATCAGATATCGGATTATCCTATTTTGATGGAGTTTATTTTTTAGAAGCGGAAGATACAGATGAAATATCATCTGCTATAACAAAAGATTTAACAAGATATAAAGAGTGTATTTTAAATAAATTACTTGAATATTCTGTATGTGAAGATTGTTTAAAAAAAGAATCTGTAAGTTTAACTAATGCAAATAGATTATTAAGAGGTTTAGAAGATGCAATAGAACAAGGTTTTATAAATGAAATACTTATTATAATATCAGCTTTAAAAAAATATTGCTCTAATGAATGTACTTCATGTGGGAGTAGAGATAATGTAATTGATACAAATTATTATTCTTCAAATGGTTAACCAACAAATACATATCACAAGTATATCAAAAGCTATATCTAATGCTAAAATATATGGTAAATTAGATATGAGCATTATTGAACTTTATAGTTTGTATAATGATTGTATTTATTTTGCTCAAGAAAAAAGTGATTTAGGAAGTACTCAATTTGATGATTATATAGTATATTTAAAAAATGAAGCTGCTAAATTAGTTTATAAATATCCTAAAGATTTATGTAACTATAAAGTTATAATACCTAATGATAATATAACAACACCTATTGTTTTAACAAATACAGCACCTACTGTAGATAATAATACTGTTAATTTAAATACAGATACAACTTATCAATTTACTGTTGGAGATTTTACATTAAATTATTTTGATTCTGAATATGAAGGATATAAATATTTATTAATATATCCTTTGACATCTTCAACTTATGGTAATTTAAAAACAACTTATAATACAGTTGAAGTTACTTCTCCTATTATTATAAATATATTTGGACTATCAAGTTCTACCTCTATTGATTTATATTATAATAGAACAGATTTTACAGCATTTGGTCCAGATGTGTTTAATTTTAGAGTATCAGATAGTAATACAAATTATTTATATAGTTTAATACATACATTAGGAGTATCTGGAGCATTATCATCTAATAATAATTTACCGCCTGAAAATATAGGTGATATTACTTTATATATAGCAAATAGAGTAAATACTACTCTTACTATGACTATGTTTACTACAGGATTAGTTGACCCTTATACTGACCCAGAAGGTGATTTAATAGATGCTATTAGAATAGTAGATATATCTAATGCAAACCAAGGAATTTATTATTTAAATGGTACTCCAATTATAGAAGGACAAATAATTACTAGAGAAGATATTGAAGCTGGTTTATTTATTCATTCAGGACCTAATACTGATTCAGCTAGTTCAGATGTATTTGAATTTGAAATTAGAGATGAAGGTTCAGGAATATGGATTGGTTAATAAAATTAATAAAATGGATTATGGCATTATTTAATATAACAAATTTACCAGGTACTATAGAACAAAGAAGTTTTATGACTTCTAATATGAACATCCATATAGATACAATGACTTTAAGAATAAGTGAATTACAAATAACAGAAGACCAATGGTCTGGAATTTTATAATATAAATGGCACAATTAAATTTAATTTTAGGTACACCTAATAACGAAGATGGTGATTTTGTAAGAGATGCATTTGTGAAAACAGAAGCTAACTTTACAGAATTATATGCAAAAGTTAATACATCTGATTTTAATAATAATGGTTCAGATGGTATTAGTACATTTGTAGAAACAGATGAATTAGGTATTACTGCATTTAGTAACGATTATAATGATTTAAATAATTTACCAATTATTCCAAATGCACCAACAGGGTTAGAAGCTATAGATGAAGGTAATGGTATAGGATGGAGATTAATAGGTCGAGACCCTTTAAATTATGGAAATATAGGAAATAATGCTATAGATTTATCAAAATCTCTTTTTCCTTCAACTACTAATGGGGCTACAGGAGCATCTTCTTTTGCATTAGGTATAGATGTAAAATCTAGTGGTATTACCAGTATATCTATGGGTTATAAACTAGATAATAGTTCTTTAGACGGTGTTACAATAGGTATTAATAATACTATTTCTGGATATGCAAATTCCGTATTTGGTGTAGGTCAAATTGTTGCAGGAATGGCTGCAACAGTAATTGGTCAAGCTGCTGATGTTGCTTCTACAAGTTTTTTAGATTGGAATGCATTTCCAACAAAACCAATATTTGTAGTTGGTAATGGTACTATACAAAATGCAGATATAAATTATACAGTATTAACAAGAAGTAATGCTTTTAAAATTTTATATAATGGTGAAATTACTGCACCTAGTTTAACAACAGCTTTAATAGATGCAGAATTAACAGGTAAAGTTTTAATAACTAAAGAATATGCAGATACTAATTATAGCGGTGGTGGAGTAACAACATTTGCAGCATTATCAGATGTTTCTTTAGGAACTTTATCAATAAATAATTTATTACGTTGGAATGGTACAGAGTGGGTAAATAGCACAGCTGCTTCTTTAAATTTAGTAGATAGAACAGCTACAAATTTTATGGTCAGCGGTTCTGTGTTGGATTTTCAAATAGGAAGTCAATTACGTACATTTTCAACACCAAGGTTTTATAATGATATTATACTAAACAATACTACTTTAACAGTAGATGAAAATATTGCTAATGATAATTATGTTTTAAAATATGATTTTGCAAATCAAAGCATCAATTTAAAACCAGAAAGCGGAGGCGGTGGCACTATGGCAACCACAACCTTTACGCCTTATCTAACCCTTACGAGTACAGACGGACAAGCAGCAGTTGAAGAACTAAAAGACGAACTAGATGCAGCAGTTATAGCAAGTGGAACAGACGTTGCACCTATGAGTTATACTACTGTAGGAGGCGAAACCACATGGGCTATTGGTCAAACCATACCAAGCCAACATAAACTATTTATAAATGGCTTAAAAGTAATTGAAGGAGTTGATTATACTATTAGTGGAACTAGCATAACTTATATAGGCACTATTTTACCAGATGAAAAACATGAGCTATATTTTGATATAGCAGTGCCAACTACTTATAACGCAAGTGAGGTTAGTGTTGATACGAGCGGTTTTAATGGTAATTTAGCTATTACAGACAATACCGTTCAAAAAGTAGCACAAAAATTAGATGATTTAGCTATACCAACAAATGCCAATTATGTAGATTTAACTACTGCTCAAACAATAACAGGAGCTAAAACCTTTAATAACGGAACATATAATACTACTATAAATGGAGTTTCAGGATTTGGAATTAATTCACCAGTTACAGGAGCGGGAGGAGTAGGATTTTATTCAGACATAACAGGAGAGAACGCAACAGGTGTCTTTATTAATTTAGCTTCTGGGTCAACAGGAGCAAATGGTGTATATACAGTAGTAGGTTCTGCATCAAATGGATTAGTCTCAAACGTAGTAAGTGGAGGCACAGGATTTACATTTGTAGGTCAAAATAATAGCAGTAATACATTTAGTGTAAATAAAACAGGCGATATAGTAGCAAACTCTTTTAGTGGTGCAGGAACTAATTTAACAGGCACAGCCACCAATTTAACAGTTGGTAATATACAACCAACAGCCATTAGCGGCAAAGCAGCCAACGCAGGTTTAACAGGCACAGAAGAATTGCTTATAAACAACGCAGGCACACTTGAAAAAACAACTACACAGGCTATTGCTGATTTGGGTGGTGGTGGAACGGTTGATGTAGTCAAAAATGTGGCTACAAGTACTATTTTAGGGCGTGTAACAGCAGGAAGTGGAGATAGTGAAGAATTGACCCCTACACAAGTTAGAACGCTTATAAACGTAGAAGATGGGGCAACCGCAGACCAAACAGCAAGTGAAGTAACAGTAGATGCAAGTGGTTTTAATGGCAATTTAGCAATAACAGATGATACGGTTCAGAAAGTAGCACAAAAGCTAGATGATTTAGTTATTGGTGGTGGGGGTGGTAGTTCACTATCCACAATGGCAGAAATAGCTACACAGGATTTTAAAGAACTTATTACTTACAATAAAGAATGGCTATTGCCTTCTTATGCTGCTAATGTATATACAGGCACTAATGGCACAAATACTAGAATACATAATAATCTTACTCTTATAAGAGCATCTAACTCATTTGACTATCCTATAAATATAGTATTTAGCAGTGGTACAACAGCAGGCACAATTGGTTCACAAAACGGACAAGCTTTAGGGGTTTTTAATGGAAATTCATTTTACATGAAAAGAGGTTTTTATCGAAGCGTAGTAGCTTCGGGAGATAGATTTTCAATAGGTTTATCTTCTGCTTATAGACTTGGTGACCCGACAAATATAGAGCCTGACACGCAGACAAATGTGTTAGGAATAGCAAAACTATCAACAAGCAACAATATTCATATTATTCATAATGACGCAAGTGGAGTTACAACAAGTTTTGATTTAGGAACAGATTACCCCGCCACAGATACAACATTGTATTATTATACTCTTGAAATATATGGAGTTTTAGGTACTTCGGTAACTGTTAAAGTTACAAGAATTACACGTAGTACAGGTGCAGAAATTAGCACAAATCAAGTTATAACAACTAACATGCCAACAGTTACCATATCAGCTTTTATATGGGTAACAAACAACGCAACGGCAGCTAATTCAGATATTAGAGATAGGGGCGCAATTAAATATATAAATACTTATTAATGAAAATACCGTCAAGATTTTGGAATATCATCCCTTTACGATTTAAGTCTAAAATACAAGCTAGATTTCAACCTGATAATGCATTAACATTTCCTGAAAATGCTTATTTTTTAACTCCCGATGTTAACGGAAATTTCACTAAAGCAATGGTTGATAATGCTGTTGCTTTAGGTGAGGAATATATTGTTTTTGATGCTGACACTTTAGATGTTCATTATGAAGAAAGTATTCACGAATTATATGGCGGTTTATTAATGGCATATTTATATTTAACAAATATAAAAAAAACAGCATTAAATCCCTTAATATTAGATTTTAGAAAAGTAAATATAGATTGCTTTCCAGACCCAAACAATGTATTATTAAAACACGATTTTATAAATTTAGAATCTTGTGAAAATATCATTTTAAAATTTGGCACAGTTGACGGAGATAGATATAAGAGAAGCTATGCAACTCAGTCTGAAATAAAGTTTGAAGATACGATGTTGGTGCGTTCTGGGAAAGGGTGTAAAGATATAATTGTAGATGGGGGTAATGCAGCTGGTTTTATGGCAGACATGCTTGCATCTATTGTTTATGGGTCAAAAACTATTGCTTTTGAAGAAACAGAAAAAAATTATTACATACAACCAGATGGAAGATTTGAGAGCATATTTTATAACGTAAACCCAAACACTTATGATAGATTTGGATTAACAGGCGGAGTAGGATTTAATAGGCTTTTAAAATATGACATGGAAGATGTTACTTTTAAGTTTTTTAATATAAACAATACCTTATTAGCACAACTTGATAATTGCCAATATTTTGAATCTTACAATTTTCCAGATGTAAGTGGTATTGTAAAAATGAAAGTAAATGTAAATCCTTTAAACGGGATGCAAGAAAGTCCGAACATCATGTATCATCGGTTAGAGTACAATCCTAATAATGGTACAATTGTTAGAAATATGTCGATTGGCGATAACCATAGGGGTGGCATTGCTAATATAGGAGCGCACGCTATAATAGAAAATAATAACTTTTTTACAACTGAAAGATATTATACTGTACCAGCTTTTCCAGATACAACTAGGTATCATGTAAATTGCGAAGATGCTGTTTCAAGAAATTTAATAATTAGAAATAATACATTTAATACAAGATTCAATATGTTGTTATTAACGCATAATCTTAATGCAGATATAACTAACAATATATTTATAGGTGAAGGAAATGCAAGTATATTTATATATCAATTGCTTTATGGTAGTATTACTAATAATGATTTTCAATCAACAGGCACAGTGAATGCAGGAACAGGAACAAATAAAGGCAACATAATAGTCTCTGGAAATACAGGAACACCAAAAGTTGCATTAACAAATGCTGCTGAATGGCGAAACAATACTTTTAGTAATAATATTATTAATGGTAGAGGTAAGTGTAATAATAACACGTTTACAAATTATAATGTAGACCGTTTAAATTGGACTAAAGATATACATGATAATGAATTTATTGGTTTAACTGGATATTCAATAACATTGCCTAAAGTTTATGTTTATAGAAATAATTTTAAAGATTTTACTTTCAGACTTCAAGACGGTAACAATAAAGAGGAACAAATAGTATTTGATACGGTTGAAATAGACAATACAACCTCGCCTGCTTTAGATGGATTTTATAGAAATTATGGTGACGCACAAATTATAGCTGTTAATAGCACTTTTAAAAAGTTTAAAATAAATAACACTCGAACCAACGAAGCTATTGATTTTGAAGATGGGAATTGGTATTTTGAAAATTGCTTATTTACAGATATACAAGATTATTTAATTATATTAGGCAGTAATATTGCTAATAATATACCAGAAAAATTCTATTTTAAAAATTGTACGTTCCAAGGAAGTGGGTTAATAGCTTCAAACACAGTATGGGGAACTGGTATGAATTACGAAATTATTTTCGATAATTGTACAATAGACTCATTATTAACAATGCCTTCAAGTTATTCTTTTGGAACGGTTACAATGCCGACTTTAATAGAGCCTAGAACACAGCCAATTCCAATACTTGAAAGAGATGATGTAAATGTTAGAACTATTGTTAGAGTTGATTTTCATCTATTTGCGCTAAAAATTAGAAACAAAAACACGCTTGTAATAGATTTAGATAAAGATGTAATTGCTGCGTATATACACTATACAGCAACACCTAATGATTTTGAATACAGTATAGACGGAGGTTTGTATTGGGATTCTTTATAAAAAAAAATTAAACTATAAAAACCAATTAACCATAAAAAATTTAATATTTTTATAGATAATTAATAAACAAAATAATGGCAATATTTACATTAACAACAAATTCATATACAAATTTACCTCCTAATCAAATAGGTGATAATAAGTTATCAATAGATTATAATGAAACTTATATATTTACAGTAAATAATTTTACTAGTGAAACTGTACCTACATTTAATGACCCTGAAGGAGATACTTTAAATTCAATTAAAATACTATCTTTACCAACTACAGGAACTTTATATTTGAATGCAGTAGCAGTAATAATTAATGATGAAATTCCAGTTGCAAGTATAAATAGTAATTTATTTACTTATATAGCCGATATTGGAACTATTACTGCTTATATAGATAAATTTACTTATGATTTATCTGATGTAGGGTCTCTTACTTATTCTGGATTAATTGGAACTATGAATTTATCAGTATTAACTAAAGAAAATTTACCACCTTCTGTGGTAGGAGATAATTCTTTAACTACTAATTATGGAGCATCAATAATATTTACAGTTGCAGATTTTACAACAGGTACTACTCCTCCTTATTCTGACCCTGAAGGAGATTCAGCTTCTCAACTAAAAATAACTAGGTTACCATTATTTGGAATAATTAAATTAAATGGAGTACCAATTGTTATAAATCAAACAATTAGTTTTACAGATATAGCATCAGGATTATTAACTTTTGTGCCAGATTTAACTGTTACAACTGGAGATATACAAACTTTTGAATTTGAAATAGCTGATGCTGGTTCAGGAATTTTTACATCATAATATATGGCAACTTTTACACTAAATATTAATAGTATTACTGCTATAGAACCATTAATTGGAAGTGAAGTTGTAACAAGTTTTACTTGTTATACTTCAAGCGCAATGGATATAAATGCAGAAATAGGAGATACAATACAATTAACTTTTTCAATAAATGTATTACCTAATATTTATAATATTCAATTAAATACAGGATTTGGATATTTTACTATTAGTACAACAGGAACATATACTTTTATACATACTGGGGCTACTAGTTTAAATATAGATTTAGGAAATACTGTATTAACAGAAGTAATAGTATTAAATATAACTGGAGTTAATACTTCATCTGGAGAAACAGACTTAAAAATAATATATAAAAATAGTACAGGCTCACCTTGTTAAAAAATTATTAATAAAAAAACACAAATAAATAATATGGATTTTATAATACAAAATTGGAAAGAATTAATATGGTCTCCTCTTGTTGGTATTACTGTTTGGTACTTTACTAAAAGAAATTTACAAAAAACTTCTGAAGATAAATATAGAGCATCTGTTACTGGTGATAATTTAGGTAATATAACTGTAAATTTTAAAGTTTATCAAGATTTAATAAATGATTTAGAAGAAAGATTTAAGAAAAAGATAAATGATTTAGAAGAAGATTTAACTAAAATGAAAATTTTAAATGAAGAATTAATAAGAGCTATATCTAATCAAGAAAGATATATTAAAAAATTAAAAGCTAAATTAGATAGTTATGAGATGGAAGGAAAAAATTAGTGAACATATTTCTTATACAGACGCAATTAAGTCAGATACAGGTATTAGAAAAAATATAGATAATAATCCTAGCGAAGAAATATTAGCAACAATGAAATATGTTGCTGAGAATGTATTTGAGCCTATTATAGCCCATTTTGAAGTCCCAATAGGTATTACTTCATTTTTTAGATGTGAAGCTCTTAATAACGCTGTAGGAGGTTCTAAAACATCTGACCATATTACTGGTTCAGCAATAGATATAGATTCAGATATATATGGTATGATTACAAATCAAGATATATTTA